CGCCAGTTTGATCGCGCCGTCCATCCGCGCCTGCGATGCCGCTTGCTGGTGCGCGATCTTGTCGCTCAGGTGCGCCAGCATTGTCACGTCGAACGGGCTCAGGCTCTCGTCTATGCGCTCGCCCACCACTGGCTCCTGCATCAGCGCGTTGTACTCGCCCATCACCGCCGCCGCTTCCCGGCACACGTCCGGGTCACAGTTGCGATTCATCCACGAGCGGTCAGCCTGCGAGTACGGCAGAGGGGTATCGGTGGGGTCGGTCACTTGCTGGCCTCTTCCGTGGGAGCCTGCGCTTGATTCAGCGCAAATGCCCGATTTAACGCCTCATGACCCTTTATCTCGTCGCTTGGCACGAACTCCATGCGATAGCCACCCGGATAGTGCTTCTGGTAGTCATTTTCGTGGCGATCCTTGCGTGTTCCTTCGAGGATGCCAAGATCATGTTCCATGTAGCCTTCAGCGGAGCAACAATGACCGCCCAAGCATGTTCCATCCTCAGCAATTGCGACCGCCGAATACCAACCGGGCGAACCGCCATTGTTGAAGCCGTAAATCACAGGCAAGTCCTCAAGCGGCTTGCCCTCTGGATTGAAGACGGCGCGTTTGCGCCCCTCCATCTCATAACGATGCTGCGCCAAATAAAGCGCTTCTGCTGCTGGTGTTGTCATCCTCATCCTCCCGTTCGCCTAGCGCTCCGCGGTATCTAATCGGAATTACGTACTTGACTCCCGTTTCGCTGATTCATCGGGCTTTACCTTCTTTGTGGATTTCTTCCGTTGGCGTGGTGGTTTTTGCTTCGCATCGGGTCGGTAATTGAGTACAACGTCAACGATCTTATCGAGGATTTTAGGTGGCTTCATTGAATCAACCTCGCATATGTCAGGCGCTTGCCGTCAACCGCGTCAATGAACGAGTCCAGCCGGTCAAGGGTGTGCCGTTTCACGTCGCCTTCATTCAGGCGGAAGGTGAACTCATCAACGTAGCGGTGAAGGTGCTTCGGGCTGGCGTGGTGGTAGACGCCGTGCATTCCGCGCTTCATCACTGCCCAGACAGACTCAATTCCGTTTGTGTGGACATGGCCACGCTTGTACTCGCCAGCCGAATGCGCCACGGTGTCATGGTCGAAGAAAAGACCGCCGATGCCGCTGTATCCCGTAGCCTCGTCAGTCATGAGTTGAGAGCCGATTTCAACGTGCTCCATAATCGCGCCCTGCAAGGCTTCCTTGTCGGTGTTGGGAACCGGGTGGGCGATTACCCTACCGCCGCGCTCCCTGAGTCCCACGACGGCAACCTTGCCGACAGAGCCACGGCCTGCATTCAGCTTCTTGGATTCGTGCTTGTTCGCTTCCTTGCCACCAAAGAACGCCTCATCGACCTCCACAACACCTTGCAGTTTCGCCAGTTCCGTTCCGCAAGCCTCACGGAGCCGGTGAAGCATAAACCATGCCGATTTCTGCTGTACGCCGATTTCCTTGGCGATCTGCATGGAAGAGATTCCCTTCCGGGCGGTCACGAGCAAGTACATGGCATAGAGCCACTTGTGCAGCGGGATATGCGAACGCTCAAAGATGGTTCCGGTGCGAATCGTGAAATCAATCTGGCACTTGTTGCAGCGGTGGAAGCCAGCCTTACGGGGTGTGATGCGATCCCGACCGGCACAGGTTGGGCAGGTGACACCTTTAGGCCAGAGACGGCTCTCAAGGTAAGTTCTGGCCGACTCCTCATCGGGAAACATCTGAAACAGTTTGAAAGTGCTGATTGTCGATCTACTCACGATGAAGATCCTCAGCCGGGTTACGTACCGGCCCCAGCTACCACGCTGGACGCTCCGCTTACCGAATGCTCGGCGCGGCGAAGGTTAGCGGGTTGCGTAACGTTCCGCTGCAAGAGCGTCCAAGGCGTCAAATGTTCCCTTGACTTCGTCGCCGTTGAAAATCGGGGCGTAAACCTCGTACCCATGGTTATCTGCGAACCACTGGACAATAACGGCTTGCCCATTGAGCCGGTAGAACTCCAGGGTGCTTTTGTTGGGGCCTTTGACCTCAGTGAGCGCCCTCGCCCCAAGTTCAACCAGTTTCTCGTGAAGGTCGAAGTCGCGGGAGCGTTGAGTCTCCTTATCTTCCGTCGCCAAGTCATTCTCAATCATGCCCTGCTGTTTTTCAGCGTCTCCGCGCTTGCAGGCATCGGCCCATTCGGTAGCGAGCTTTTGGGTGCGAAAGCAGATCAATCCAGTTTGCATCTGGACTGCCCACTTCTGGTTAGGTGCTGGATTCGGGTGTTGGAACACTTCGTAAAGGCTTTTCATTGTGTTTCTCCTTTGAGGTTGGTTGCCTCTGTTATTAAGGTAGTTGATTCCCGCACGAATGTCAAGAAGAAAATGAGGAAATCTTGTGGACAAGGGAGTAAAAGACATAATTCCCTATCTAATCCACACCCAGAGTTCGACGACTTGCTTTAGATGGATGCACACGACCTTCACCGTGGCATTCCCAGTCGCTATCATGCCGTTGCCTCTGGCGCTGCTTGCTTATGCCACCAATCGCGCCGTTTGCATTTTGGATTTGGACATGCAGCGGGCTTCCAATTCTTCGCGCAGTTCTTTGGGGGCCGCGCTGTCCAACTCCAGCCGCAATGTTTGCATGTGTGGAATAGCTTCATGAGGGAAACAGTATACCTATCCGTACACGCTGTCAATACCTTATTTCAACTATTTTTGCGCCGTCACACGCCCCTGTGTCCGCCGTCACAGACGCACCGCATTCGACTTTGAGCCCGCGCCGCCCGTCATGGACGCAGCCGGTCACAAGTGGTGGGCGCGGTTCTGCGGGGAGCAGCAGGCGTATCTGATTGGTAAAGCGGCATTGTGGCCTGAGCACGGCGCGGAACTGGCCGCAATCTCGCGGAATTGGAAGCAAGCAGCGGAACTTCACCAGGCTCGCGCGTTCGCGCTCGAACCGGAAAGGGGAAGATTCGCCATGTTGGAAGGGCGGCAGGCAGGTAGACAAGAACGGCTACATTTGGCACAAGAAGCCCGATCATCCAAACGCGAACTCAAGCGGCATGGTCGCAGAACACCGGATGGTAATGGCCGACTTTCTAGGCCGTCCCCTCTATGCGTGGGAAAACGTCCATCATCGGAACGCTATCAAGAGCGACAACAGGATAGAAAATCTTGCCATCGTCACCAAAGGCATTCATCGGGGCTATGTGGTTTGCCCATTCTGCACGAAACAGTTTGCCATACGTTAGCCGCCAAACGGCTGAGCCAGGAAGTCTTTGATTTTGGTGAGGTGTGGGGATGATTCCGCAGATTCATGTTGCATTGCCGCGGCGGGTGCATCATACTAGAGATGTCCTGCTGCGCTCGCACACGGACATCGGGTGCTCGGCTGATCACCGGGCCGCAAGTGGTGGGGTGGTTCCCTAAATCGCCCCGCCAGCCTCTCTTAGGGAAGGGGAAAATGGCAAATCCGTGGTTTCGGTTTTATTCGGAATTTGAAGATGATCCCAAAGTCCAGATGATGTCCGAGGTTGACCAGCGCCGCCTCGTCCTCCTGTTTTGCCAGCGATGCAAAGAGGAAAAACGCACGGATTCTCAACAATCTTTCAAGTGGTGTGTGAGCCTCGACGAAGTGGCCCGAACGAAGGCTCTTTTCGTTGAAAATGGCTTTATCGATGAAAACTGGAATCTTCTCAACTGGAATAAGCGTCAATTCATCTCAGATTCTTCAACTGAGCGTGTTCGCCGCCATAGACGCGGTGAGAAACAGTCTGAAACGTTACAGAAACGGGATGAAACATTTGATGTAACAAAGTGTAACGCCCTAGAGGAGAGGAGAACAGAACAGATAAGAAACAGAGGAGAGGAGAACAGACGCTCTGCCAACTCCGGTAACGGCAAGCGAAACGGAGACTTTTCTTCCCTTTTGTCTATCAGTCACGGTATCCTTCCCTCTCCGGCCCTCCCCAAAAACAAAGCCGAGATGATAGCGGACGGTTATACGTTTTCCAATAAGCGGGCTTGCTCGGTTTGCGGGGCTGAGCTTGAGTGGTGGAAGTCAGCGGGTGGGCGGCAACTGCCGGTGCTGGCAGAGACTGGGGATCTGCATCTAGGAATGTGCGCGGCAGAAATGAAAGGGGCAAAATGAGCCAAAGCGAGTTTGGAAGCAGAAACGAATCAACGCCCTTTGATCCTCCAATCATCTGCATTCATGGAGTTTCGGTGGAGGATCGCTGCCCTGACTGTTGGGGCACAGAGGATGAATCGGGCGACCTGTACGTAGATACTTGCGAGCATGGCGTGCCTTGGTGTGATGAGTGTGAACAATGTGAAGAAAGCGAGGATGAAAATGAGTAGCAAATTCAAAGCCGCTATTAACCGAGCGAAAGAATGACTTCATATTGCGCGCACGGCGACCCATTTTGTCCTTGTCAGGACGGGGACACCTGTCACTATGAGGACACCGCCACCACTAAGGCGTTTCCGCCCTTCCGAGGATTAGAAATGGTACAGATGGAGCTTCAATTACTACCAGCCACGCCGCAAGCATTTTCGCTCGTTGCGATCGTGCGCGAAGTCTTGCTCGCCCACGACTGGCTGACGCCCTACCAGCTTCAGGCGCAAGTTGAAGCACGAACAGGCACCTGGCACTCGGACGCAAGCATATCGGCGCGTCTACGCGAGCTACGGCGCGAGGAATACGGGCATCACGTGATTATCAAGCGCAAGCGGGCAGGCTCGCGCAGCTACGAGTATCGCCTAGAGGCGTGACCGCCGCGGGGAGATGCGCGGGGGCTAGACGCCGGCGCGGTTGGCGGAGAATAGAATGAGCATATGCCTCCTGAAGTAGCATGCTGTATCTGCGGCGCACAACCCACGCATTATTGCGTCAACGGCCACTATTTCTGTAAATTACACAAAATACAAGCGATAAATCAGACGCGCATGCCCCCGAAAACGCAGCCAAGCAAGACAGCCGCAATCCGGCTCGGCCGGCGAACCAACATGTGGACTTGACAGCAGGGTGTAAACTTAAACAGAAATATCTCGTATGCACCTGCAAGCATGCTAAAATCGCATCCAATGAGTCAACATGAAACAAACCGCCCAAATCCCGAAAGCGCAGCCGATCTTCCGCGTGCAGACAGTTCTCAACGTGCACCAGGCGGGAAAGCTGCCCTCAACGCGGGTGCTGATTCTCAACGGCAAGCGGGCGGCGTGAGCGAAAATGTATGGATGCGCGCATTCTGGCCGGGCTGGAACGGGAATCACAGCCTACTCAGGAGCGCGTAATGCCGGCCGCGATTGAGTACGACGAATCAGTTGCGGATGCGGTTTGCGATGCGATTGCAACTCAATCTAAAGGACTTGGCGCGATTATTGAGGAATTAGGTTATCAAATCTCCCCCTCGCTGATTTATAAGTGGATTCAGCAAAACGACTCATTCCGTGAGAGATACGCGCGCGCGAAAGCTGAACAAGCTCGCGTAATGGCTGATGAGATCTGCGCAATCGCGGATTCGACGCAATCAGGTGAGATTGTCACAGAAAAGGGCGATGGAACTGTTGAAATCAAGCGCGCGGACATGATCGAACATCGCAAACTGCGCATCGAATCGCGGAAGTGGCTAGCTTCAAAGCTGCTGCCAAAAGTTTACGGCGACAAGTCTGCAATCGCGCTGACAGATCCAGATGGCGGCCCGCTGGTGGTCAAGCACATCGGCTCGGATGGTGAGTGATGCCTTGGAATGAGGTAATGCCGAAGTTTGAGGCCGGCAAGTTGCGTAGTAGTTCTGGCACCAAGGTCACGAATCCTGCGCAGGCGGTTGCTATTCAATACAGCGAAAAGGGCGAGGCTCGCAAAGGCAAGAAGGAATACAAGGCGCGCAAGCGTCCACACGTGTTCGCAGCCAAGAAGCACAAATAATGCCTGGTCTCGACCTGCAGCCGAAGCAATCGCAACTTTACAGCCTGGTTCTTGGCCGCAATCTCTTTCCCGCGCATCATTGGACGCCACGCGAGCTTGTCGCGCCCGTGGTCGGCATTTATGGTGGTCGCGGATCTGCAAAGTCTTCGGGGCTCGATCGCGTGTTAATTGGCCTGATGGATGAGATTAAAGGCTTGACCTGCTGTCTCATCATGCGCACATGGGTCAAGCAGATGGTCCCTTTTCATTTAGAGCGCATTAAGTCAGATTTCCCGTGGGCGGCGAAGGATCTAAAGGCGAGTCCGCCCGCCATGCTGCGCCGTGGCACGTCGCGCATGGACTTCAAGTACGCCGAGAACTACGACGCGGTGATTGAGGCGTTTCGATCTGGCAACTACGACATTATCGCCATCGACCAGGCAGAGCAATTCACGGGGCGCGAGATTCGAGAGATGCGCAAGGCTTGTCGATCAGCTGGCGGGCGCGTGGCAAAGGCGATTCTGTCATTCAACATGCGTGGCTCGTCGATCCAGGAACTACGTAAGTGGTTCTATTTGCATGAAGTTAACAAAGATGAAGATCCAGAGGATTATGTCAGCATCAGGATGAATCCCTGGGACAACGTGGAATGGGTGCGGGCGGCGCTCAGAGAGGATGGCTACAGTGTACGTGAGTATTACTCTTGGACCGATGAGCAGCGCAAGTCTTATGCAGCTAGGCGCGGACCCTACACCCGCCAACTTGCCACAGATGATGAAGTCATACGAAAGGCTGACTGGGAGGGCGACTGGGATAGCCTTGAAGGTAGTTACTTCGCCAATAGTTTTGACTTGGAATCTACGAGGATCGCTCCTTCGCTCGTTGAAAGTCTGCGCAAATCGTGGGCGGTTCACTGGTACGCGCAGGATTGGGGCAAGGCTCACTGGTGCGCGACGCTCTGGGCGTTCAAGATAGCGCTCAAGCCGTCTGAGGCCAAAGCGCTGCTGGATTGGGACTTAATCAAGCCGATCAACATCACATGTCTCTACCGCGAAATGATCGTGAACGAGCGCGAGGCCCCAGATGTGGCGCAGGATATTGTGGACTCGACGCCGCAGGAGGAACGTGCGAAGCATAAGGCATACTTCCTGAGCCCGGAAGAAGTGACGGGCGATCCGAACAGCATCGGCAGTCAGCAAGCGAAGGTACTGCGCAAGAATGGCATGCCTGGTCCGCTCAAGGCCGATAATGACCGCAAGGGCGGCTGGGGATTGATGGGCGCGCTGTTCAAGGCGAACAAGGGCCGCGGCTGGGGCGTGGACAAGGACGGCAATAGGTTCCAATACGATGACGCGCTGCTGGTTTCGAGCGAGTGCCCGGAGTTCCTGAACGCGATACCGGCGCTGTTGCGGGATCCGAAGAATCTGGACGATGTTCTGAAGACGGATTTGAGCACGGCGAAGATCGAGCAGGACATCGGGGACGCGGGGCGGTATCTGGTCAAGTCCATGCTGGCGCCGAAAGCGAAGCCCGAGGAAGAGGAATTTCGTGAGACAATGAATGCGGCAAGTGCATCTGCGCGTATGATGTTAACATTTAGGCGTGAACAGACGAAGGCGAAACCGAAGCGGCAAGTACTTCCGCCCTCGTGGAAATCGAATCTGAGGTGACGGCATGATGCAGCATCTGATTCCGTTCCTGTTTCCGTACCGCGCCCACCTTGAGGCTGAGATTGTCTGGTTTCAGGAGCAGTTGGCGCAGAAGCAGCGCAGGATTGACGAGCTGCAGGAGGCGCTGATTGGGCTCAAGCAGCCCAGCATGAAGATTCAGTATGTGCAGAAGCCGGATGGCGCGTTGGCGCCGGTCACGCAGCCGCGTGGATGGGATGCGCTGCGAATAGCGAGACGCGCAAATCCGCCCGAACCAGAGCCAGAAATTGAGGGACCATTCAGAACAGCCGCAACAGAGGAGAAACCCGATGCAGTTCAAGGCGAATGACGGGTCATCGCACCCGAGCCAGATGAAGGCGTATGAGGCCAGCCAGAAGCCAGCGGCTGCACCTGAAGCAACCGACCAGCCCAAGTCCATTCAGGACGACCCGCAGGCCATGCAGCTTGTGGATCAGTTGAAGCAGATGGGCTATACCGCAGACGATGTGGAGCAAGCTATGGGCGGCGGCGATGACACGGGTGCCGGCGCATTGCAGAGCGGCCAGGAAGCCACACAGGCCGCCCCGCTGAACATTCCGGGGATGTAACGATGGCGAACGCTTTCCGGTTCTATTTCTGCGGCAATTGCGGCTCAATGAACGTCCGCAATCTCCGGGACTCGCATTGCCCTGTATGCCATGTAGCGAGGAACTGGAAAATTGTTGAAGTGCGGGGAGAAACAGAATTGACACTAATCGTCACTGAAACTGAAGCGCCGCACGAGGAAGAGTGATGGACGGTCGTACCGACAAGCAGCGCCTCGATGACCTGGAGCACGATAACAATCTGTTACGGGGCATGCTTGCCGATGTGCAGACAGAGAACGCGCGGCTCTCGGTAGCGTGGGAGACCATGGGCAGGAAGATTGACCGCCTGTGCAGCACGGTGGATGACTTCGTGGGGCGGTTTGGAAGGGTGCAATAGATGCCTGAACAGGTTTCGCAGTCAGCCGATTTGAAGCCCGGCGATCAGGAAACAGCCGCCGTAGCGCAGGAGTACCAGCCCGGCGAACTGGTCCCAGCCATCATCACCGACCAGAAAGTCTGGAAGCCGGCAGACCTTGAAAAGATAGACAACACCCTCTGCAGCATCCCCATCACACTCTCCGAAAGCTGTTCACAGGCCGATGAAGCGGCGCGGCGATTCTCTGTCCTGCAGGTGTGGGAAGAGCGCCACATGGACCGCGGCTATCAGTATCTCGAAGGCGGGCAGAATGGCGGCTGGCAAATCGTCGGCGCCAGTGTAGCCAAAAACAAAAATGGCCTAGCCGAGAACAACGACGCGAATCTCTATGCTACCAACATCTCATCGGCGCAGGGCGACATTTCGACATCGGCGCTCTGCCGCGGCGCCATCAAGGTCAACTTCTCTCCCAACAAGAGCAAAGACCCGATGGATGTGCAATGCGCGGATGAATCCAATAAATACAAGCACTTATGGTACGAAGTCAACAATTCGATGAAGTTGCAGCGCGATACAGCAGGGCTGGCTTGGACGGATCCGCGCGGGCTGATCTGGACCGCGACATGGGCAGACAAGCGCTTTGGACTGACGGATGAGGGCACAATCCGCCGCCGCGAATGCTCAAAGCTGTATGGCGTTCTCGAAACCAAACTGCCGATGATGGTGGACTGCCTGAAGGAGTGCAGTTATGCGCAGATTTTTGAGGAAATGGACTATGCGCTTGCTCGTGCGGCTTACCCTTGGATGGGAGATAAGATCAAGCCCTCCTGGGGGACTGCTGGTGAACTTGAGTTCGAGAGAATTGCGCGCATCAATACCCGCATCGGTATTGTCGGCAAGTACATTACGGGAACTTCTGGAATACGCGAAGCCACGATGGGTTATATGTGGTTCCGACCCGGAATGTTCTTCGATGACAAGATCACAGCCGCCCAGCGCGAATGGCTCCTGAAAGAATTCCCAGATGGCATGTTCTGCATTCTGGCCGGCAAGGAGTTTGTGTGCGCCTGGAACGAGTCGATGGACGATCACCTGTCGCTGGGCATGTTCTGCCGCGGCTTCGGCCAGAACCGGCGCGCGCTCGGCAGTTCCGATATGCCGATCCAGAAGCGCGTCAACATCTGGGCGGATTTGTGGGACAAGTTCGTGCGGAAGTCCATTCCAATCACGCTCTTGGATGATCAGGCATTCAACATGGAGGCGCGGGCCCGGATGGAAGCAGAACCGGGTGCGGCCATCCCCGTTGTACTACCCGAAGGTCGCGCAATGGGCGATCTGGTAGGCCAGACGGCGGAAGCGCAACCGATTCCGGGCATGGCTGAGATGTTCCAGTGGTACGTGGGCCCGCTGATTCAGTCGATCGATGGTTGTACCCCGGCGCTGTTTGGCGCGGCGGAGGGTGCGGATAACACCGTGGGTGCGACACAGATCCGGCTGCAGCAGGCTTTGGAGCGGCTTGGGACAGCCTGGATCGTGACCAATTGGATGTTCGCCGAGGCCATTGGGCAGGCTGCCGTCTGCTGCGCGAAGACTGGAAATGAGGAAATCAGCGATACGGTGCCCGGCTATGGGGATGTGGCGGTGAACCCGGAGAACCTGAAGGGCAATGCCAAATGCAGGCCGGAAACGATCAACTCCATTCCTGAAAGTGGAGCGCAGCGCGAGGCCAAAGTGCTGCAGGTGCTGGACATGGCAATGCAGAACCAGGAGGTTGCGGCTGTCGTGGCGCGGCCATCAAACACGCGCGAGATTGTCAAGGCATTGGGATTGACTGATGTGATTACCGTTGATGAGGCCAACTGGGAGGATGGGGCACTCGAGGATATTGAGCGGCTTCTGGACTCCGAGCCCGCCATCAATCCGGCCTGGGCGCAGTTGAGCCAGCAGTTTGAGGCGCTGAACCAGCAGCATGAGGAAGTCAAATCGCTGGCGGCCACGGCGGTTGACTCGGGAATGCAGTTGGCGCCGGAAGAGTGGCAGCAAGGTCAGCAGATGGAGGACCAGGTAGCGCAACTCAAGGCGCAACTGGACAAGACGCCGCAGTATCTGCCCAGTATCCCGGTGGCGCAGGACGATTCCGAGGACCACGAAACCATTGCGGCAACAGTGTTTAGCTGGATGGGCGAGTCGGATGGGCGTTCACTGAGGCGCAAGGCGGAAAAGGAACCCGTCGGCCAGGGTCCGAACTGGAAAAAGTGGACGAACGTGTTCCTGTTCTGGCAGGCGCACAAGCAGGTAGCTGCGCAGTTGTCGCAGGCGCAGGCACCGCCGCCCAAGATCAGCATGACCGGCAAGCTCTCGCCGCAGCAACAGGCGCAATTGCTCCAGCAGGCGGCCGGGATTCAGACGGATCCAGCCAGCCTGCAGCAACCGGACGAGCAGGAGCAGGAGACGATTCAGCGCACACCGTTCGCCGAGGTAAAGACGCGGGTAAAGCGGAAGCTCTAGGAGACCGATGGCAGAGCAGATGATCGGCCTGATATTGCGTCATGGCGAGACGGCAGCCAACCGGGAGGGCTTGTTTCGTTCATGGAGCGATCCGCCGCTGAATGACGAAGGGACACAGCAAGCGATCGCCGCGGCCCGCTTCCTCAAACAGTTCAAAATCCAGCATGTAATCAGTTCGCCGCTGCTCCGGGCATTCGTGACTGCCGATTTCGCGGCCGCGCCCCATGGATTGATGGTAAAGCAGCATCGCGGGCTCTTTCCCTGGCGTCTGGGCATCTTTACCGGGCTCTCGAAGGACGAATATCAGCCGGCGCTTCGACTTTTTGTGCAGAATCCCAACGTCTGTGTGCCCGAAGGCGAGTCATTGAGCGATTTTGAAGATCGCCAGTACGCTTTCTGGAAGGCTGCGCTGGAAATGGCGAGAAATGAGGGTCTGACGCTCTATGTTGCGCATACGTCGAACGTTACGGCGCTTGAGAATTTCACTCAGGGCATGGAAGAGATCGAACCAGAGCTTGGCGAGAGCGTAAAGCCGGGCGGAGTGGGCGCAATTTACTGGGATGGCAAGGGGCATCGCCTGGAACCCATGTTCGGGCAGACCGAACAGGCAGTATTTGGGGGTAGCTGATGAAAGACGGCAAGAAATCTGAACCACACAGCGTTTTTGCGCTCAAAAAGGGCGCTGACAAGAAGAAAATCGAGTTGAAAGTGCCGAATGCCGGCGCAGTCAAGGCAATCAAGGTGAAATTCCACTAAAAGCTCAAAACCAAGGAGACCATCATGAAAATCAAATTAGAACTTGAAGATTTCGAGTTCGCTACAACGGACTGGGAATTTGGAACGCTAAGATGGTTGATCGTTAAAGTTGGAGGCAAGAAATTCAACGTTCGGCGAAGTTTGGGCCGCGCTGATTTATGGGAGGATGTAGAAAGAAGGAACGAGGAAATAGATCGCTACCTAATCAATCAGATGGGGCACATTCTAGGGCAAATTCTAGAGGATGCTTGCGCGGCTATCCCTGACGGAACAGAAATACTACCAAGACAGGAGACCATCCATGGCAACTGACGTAATCGACGTAGCCTCTCTCGAAACTCCGGGCGACTCTGGCGCACAGATTCCCGACGCTGGAATAGTCTCAAGTGCGGAAACTGGCCTAGAGAACCAAGATAGTCAACAGCAACCGCCTCCAGTTGGCGAAACGCCGGAAGAAGTGACCGGGAAAGCCATTCGGGACGCGATCCGGCGGCTTTCGCAACAGTCCCCCGCCGATGCCAAGCTCCTAAAGCAGCTCGCCGACACGCATTTCCGCGAGGCAACAGGCTGGAAGGGCGCTTTCCAGACGCCGCAAGAGGCAGCGCAGGCCAAGTCAATCATCGAGAGCGCGGGCGGCATCGAGGGCATCGCACAGGCCCAGACACGCCTCCAGGCCTACGACCAGCAGGAAACCGGGCTCGAATCGGGAGATCCGGCAGTGCTGGACAGCTTCTTTGAGGATTTCCCGCAAGGCGCCGCGGCATTGGCCCCACATTACCTCGAAAAGCTCGACTCGCTAAACCCGCAGGCGTTGCAAGCGGCCGTTGGGCCTTACGCGGTCAGCATGTTGCAGCAATCGGGCGTAGTGGCGCATGTGGATGCGATGGCGGCCGAAACCGACCCGGCGCGGCTAGCGCAGATGGCAAAGCAGCTTGCCGAACATCTCAAGGGACAGGTCAGGAACGCGCAGGCGGTGCGGCAGAATATGCGGCCCGCAGCAGATCCTCGCACGGACAAGTTGAAAGCCAAGGAAACCGAACTCCAGCAGCGCGAAGAGAAGATCTTCTCCGATGGCGTTGCTTCGCACGTGAATGCGACGATCGCACAGCCATTCAGCGCGGTCGTTGACCAGTACGCGAAACAGTACAAGCTCAATGATACCCAGAAGGCGCATTACCGAGAAAGTCTTGAGCAGGCCGTGATTAAGCAAATGAACGGCGACAAAACCTACACTGATCAGGTGGATTTACGCAAAGCGCAGAAGAATCGGACGCCTGACGGCATCGGCACCTTCATTGCGGGCGAATTCACCGGGCGCGCAAAGGATATGGCCTTTGAGGTTGCCAAGGCGATCTACGGGGCGCCCAAGGGAACGCCGGGGCCGGTTCCAGGCACAGGACAGGTAAAGGCAGGCCAGCCGCAGACCGCGCCCGGCGGCGGCCCGCTCAGGATTTCAGCGCGGCCAGCGGATTCGCAGCTTGACCTGAATCGCCCCAATGCCGATTTATTGCTGATCAAGGGGCAAGGTTACTTGAAGGACGGCCGTCTAGTATCATGGCGGTAAGCATGAGGACTTGCATCACAAATCGGGAGATCTTCACGGAAATCCAAGAATTGAGGAAAACTATGAGTGTTGCAACCGATACCCTCGCCACCGCGCTGAACAATCTGAGTGCAGCCGTCACCGCCGCAGTCGCCAAGCTCACTACGCCGAATGCCGATGAAGCTGCGATCCTGGATGCGGCAAAGCAAATCCAGGGGGATGCGGACACCCTGACCAATGCAGTGACGCCGCCCGCGGCGTAAGTGTGTTATATTCTCTGGTAGCCGGGAGACCGGCGGAATTGTTCGGCTCATCGAGGTCTCGCCTCGCTAAAAAGTGCCGGCCATAAAGAACGATTCTCCAGACGTAGAGACCATACCTCGTCATCTGACGGGCGTTCTTCGTCCGTCTTGGAGAAAATGCCATGGCCGTCGGCGTAGAAGCTGCTGTAGAATCCGTTGAAATTGAAGCCTTTTCGACGGAAATTCCCTCGCTCATCCCAATGAGCAAATCCCTCTATTCGCTGGCACGGGACCGCTTTACCAAAGTCCCCGTCAGCTATCAGACCTATGCGAACGGCGCCAGTCGGCCATCCTTCCGTGTACCTTTCCGGGTGCAGGGCGGAGCGGCCATCCAGCAGGGAACGGGCGACGGAACCGCACTGGGTCTCGGCAACATGTCCGTGTGGCAGGACTTCAGCCTGTCGCCAGTCTGGAACTTCAGCGTCAACCAGATGAGTCACCTTTCGCAACTTGCCGTGAATGGCAAGAAGCGCGGCCTGATTTCGCTCAAGGCCGAGGAACTGAAGAACTCGCTGGATTCGACTATGGCTGGTCTGGAAGGGCTGATGTATGGCGACGGTTCCGGCCTGATTACCCAGATTCCCACCACGGCGACGGTCAACACCGCCACCACCGTTGGGCCGGGCAATATCGTGGGCGTTCGCGCCATGGCGTTCACCGATAACCAGATTGTCGCCTTCTTCACCGCAGAGGGCACATCGAGTTACGGCTATGCCACCGTCAGCGTGAACGATCCTGTGACCTCGACGCTGTACTTCTACGGCGGCCTGGCGACCGGCTCCAGCACCTTGGGCTCGAGTCTCTCGGGCACCGTGGCCGCTGGCGATTACATGATGGTGTACGGCGCCAACGGTTCAGCAACCGCCGGCAACGGCATCATCGGCACAACTGGCTGGATCAATTCGGCGGCCAGTGGCACGATCGCCGGAATCAACCGCGCCACCTATCCCTCGCGCATTTCGAGTCCCTCCATCAACCTGAACGGTGGATCTGTCGTTGCATCGCTCTCGCAGCGCATCGAGGCATTGCTTGGGCGCGCGATGGGCGGCGACAACAAAACCAAGGACAGCGGCATCTACATCTTCGGCGAAGATCAGTCGTTGGCTGTCGCGCAAACCAATTACTACAACAAGCAGATCACACAAAACTCCGATACGCCTGGACCGAGCGGCAAGGTTCCCGACACAAGCCGCAAGTATTTCCAAGGCACATTCGGCGGGCGTGACGTGCATCTCAGCTACGTGCAGCCGCTGGGCCGCATCGACATGCTGCTGACCTCCGAGTGGTACATCGGCGAACTCTGCCCGCTGCAGCTTTACGACTTCGGCGGCGGGAATACGGTTATGCCAGTGCCGGCCGGAACAGCAGCAGGCGGCTGGCTGACCTCGACGCAGTTCGTCTATGAGGTTTCGTTCAATCTCGCCTGTGCCGCACCGAGGCATCAGTTGTATGTATACAACTGCAGTCAACCAACGATTTGACCATTTAACTTGACAATGTAGTAAATGGCGGTTATTCTCATCCTAGAGGGTAACCGCCATGGAAACAAAGATTTGCAAGAAATGTTCTAAGGAAAAGCCGTTAGAGGATTTCTTTAAGAACAGGATCACGAGTGATGGCAGGCAGGTTTATTGCAAGACTTGTCAGGATGCAATTAATCGGGCCTATTATGCGGCCCACAAGGAAAAGCAGGACAAATACCGGGCTGAATGGCATCGGAAGCAGCGGAAACGGGTTGTAGGCTACTTTCAAGATTCAGAACGGCGCAAGACGCTTAAGAAATTCGGGAAACCGCTTGAATGGTATGAGCAGACGCTGGCCGAACAGAATGGCGTTTGTGCAATATGTGGGAAACCGGAAACGGCGACCCATCAGAATGGACGGGTGGTTAGCTTGGCAATAGACCATGATCACGCTAGTGGAAAAGTTCGTGGACTTCTTTGCCGCCTCTGCAATCACGCGCTCCATAGCGTTGAAGAAACACCGTATTGGCCGTTTCAGGCCGTGGCATACTTAAGCAAATTCAAGTAGCCCAAGGAGACCGCAATGAGCAAGCAACCTGAAGTAATGGAAATAGTGGACCGGCGTTCTCGCACAGACATAGATGCGGGGACAATCAAGACTGATCCAGACGGGAAGATCGCAATTCATGATCATCCTGATTTGGTAACGCTGGCCGAAGTAGACCGCGTGTATTCCGAGCCGCATCCGATCAAGGATTACTTGTTGGTGCGGCAGAACGCAAAGGAAACCACCTATCATGGGACGCGCTTCCATATCCCCGAATCCGCACAAGAGAACCCGAACAAGGGTGTTGTCGTTGCTGTGGGACCAGAGCTGGCATCCTCAGAAGAAAAGGGCCAAGGCCCAGTCAAGCCGGGTGACGTTGTGACATTCGGAAAGTACAATGCCGAGCCCATCGACATTGACGGCGAGAACTATCAGCTTGTGCGCTTCCATGATGTCAAACTGGTTGAGAGCGTGACGTATGCCATTGGCTGATTACGCTGTCGAGCGCTTGCAATGTCCGCCGGAATTCCAGGAGCGGCTTACGCAGGTCGGCGGCGTGAATCGCTACGACGAGCCAAACTTTCGCCTCGCCTGGGCGCAGACCGAAACCACGCGGCAAGGTGGCGAGTGGGAGGCTGAGGGTGATTGGTTCAAGGGATACCGCGACATTCTCTTGGGTGATGGCCTTCCACATTGGATGCTTTTGCAGTGGGTCGATGCGGGAAAATGTGTCGAGATGCCACACCTGCCGCCTGAATCAGACACCGCATGGTACGCCGCCAACAAATGCCCCAAGACGGGTCTCTCGCTTCTGGGCGAGTATCCCTACCACGGCAGCTATCAGATCGCGCTGCAACTCATTGCCAAATGGTTTGACAAAGGCCAACTCCGCCTGAAGGCATTCCCGCTTTCGACGGAGATTGTCGAAATGATGGTGCCAATCATCAAGGCTTCGATGGAAATCTCAGCCGAGGCCAAGCTGCGCTTCATGCGCGAGGAACGCGAGAAGGATGACAAGGAATTCGGGCAGCAGGTCGAGGGTGCCTACCAATCGGTCAAGCTCCCGGCCAGCGCCCGCACAACTGAATGGATAGCAGACAAGGAGCGCAGCATTGAGAAACACGCGAATGCGGCGTTTCTGACCATGCTATCCCGTAACCGCTTCTTCCAAGCAGAACGGAGACCGTATGCCTGACACAGTAATCATGGACGCTGCAACATTCGTGCAAGCCTCGGGACAGACCAGCATTCCAGTGGAGAACCTCGCCCTGGGCGAACTTCCGCCAAACTTCGGAATCAAGGAAGTCGAAATCTTCATCTACAACATTTCCACGATGGAATTCAATGAGACGCGGCCTCCCAATCACCCACGTTTGCTCATCCGCCGCTGTCCCGCAGATAAGGAATATCTGTTGGTCGGGCGCGAAACGCATCCCTTCAAGGAAATGACCGAGGACCAGAACGGCAACAAGAGCTACGCTTTCCGCGACGGGTACAAGGAAGTCAGCCGGATGCTGAATCCGCGCAATCCGGGCACCGATCAGAACTTCGACGACGCGGCCTCGATCAATCAGGGTGGAAATCTCAATCTTTACGGCGTGTTCTGGTCCACCAGCAATCCGCCCGAGGCTGAGGAATTAGCCGCCGCGCGCAAGCGGCTGGAAAAGACATACCGCGGCGAATTGGAGCGTATGGCTGCGGCAAAAACGCCGGACGAAGCGCGCGTCATGGCGAACAACATCAGCCACGCGGCTGCGGATTACTTCGGTTATTCCGGTTCGTGGCATCAGAGTGACATTCGGCTGCAGAAGCCGGCCGCAAGCCAGGTGGATTGCCCGAACTGTGCTGAAAAGATCGCGGTTGGAGCTGCAGTGTGCGGCAAGTGCGGCGCGGTGCTGGATGAAGAGAAAGCGCGCAAATTTTTCCCCGACAGATTCAGGCGGGGACCAGGGCGGCCAGCAAATGAGGTTGCGTGACCTTCTATGGGCCGAGCGGGTCAGTAAACGGCGAGATAGGGATGGTCTCCCTCAATTTCTCGGACCTTGCGAAGCCCATAGATGCAGTTTGAGGTGAGAAGATGCCTATCGGCGGGAATAATTCGTATCCTTCTCTGAACACGATCGCCAATCTTGCGCGCTCAAAAGTGAACGACGACAAGCCGGGCGCGACGGGCACTCCCGGCGAAGGCCAAATCCTCACCAATTCCAGCGTGACCTTGCAGAACTTCATGAACAGCGCCATCCGCGATGTTTACCGCGACACGCGCATCATGGGTCAGCCCACGCTGATCGCTGACAATTACATCCTCTACAATCTGCCGCCGATCAATTCCCCGCTGGGACCAGGCGTGATGAATCCGGCTGTGCAGGTAGCACTGCAGTTCACAGGCTACTTTGATGGCCTGCTTAACTGGCCGAATTTCACGCTCCCAGCCGGGCTGCTTTATCCCATGGAAATGTGGGAACGCGCATCGACAGGCACAGCCAGTTCAATGTCGTTTTCGCCGATGAAGCAGGCGAGCGGCGCGCTCCCACCGCGCCAGCAGGTGCAGGTGCTTGGCGAATGGGAATGGCGGCAAGACGGAATCTGGATGAATGGCGCAACGCAATACCGCGACGTTCGCTTGCGCTATCTGTTCACGTTCGCTGATCTGGTCAGCTCAACGATTGACTGGGATGCAACGTTCGTGCCGATTCTCGATTGTCAAGAGGCTGTAGCTGACAAGATTGCGGTGCTTTATAGCGCCCGGCTTGGCGGCACGGCGCTGGCGGACGCGAAGATGGATGCAAAGAACTCAATTCTGAAACTCCGGCAGCAAATTACGAGAGACCGTCAAATGATCGACTTTACGCGCCCTGCTTATGGTGATGGCAGGGCAGGAAGGGCTGGGAATCCAGCCGAGACCGCGCTTTACTGAGGAGAAGAAATGGCAACTGCAATTCTGACACAGACCGTATTCAATGCCCCGTATGGCATTGATGAAACCAACCAGCGCATGTGGCTGCGCGGCAAGCTCACGTTTGCGGCAGGCGATTACCTTGCGGGCGGCCTGCTCCCAAATCTAGGCGTCGCGGTTGCCCATCAACTCGGCCCATTGCAAGATACGTCAGGCGTCAATGTGACGATTCCCACCTACACGCTTTCTCCGCTGGGCATCATCACGTACGTCACTTCCGCTAGTTCCGGCGCCACCACGACCATCTACACGATCAACACGCCCACTGCCGGCCAGTATGTGACTCTCAATGGCCTGACGACAGCGGTTGCACTGAATGGGAAAACGCTCAAAGTTGCAACCGTCAGCGCCGGCGTTTCGTTTACCTGCGTCAGCACCGTTCCAACACAAAGCAAGACGGCGGATACTGGCATCGCAGCTACGGTGATTGGCCCAGACGATCTAGAGATCCACTCCGTTGCGCCTGTGGGCTACATCTACCAGTACAACAAGGCGCTGGCGACAATTGAAGTGCTCCAGGTGCCCGCTGCGGGCTCGTTGACAAATGCGGCTCCTCTGGTCGAATTGGGCGCCACCGCTTTGCCATCGCCTGTTGTGGCGGACACGATTCACTACACGGCGAGTTGGGCCAAACAGTAGCCGAGGGGTGAGCCTTGGGGCACGATCTCAAAGGCCGCGCATCGGCCGTGCTGGACACGTTCTCGGGCACCATCACGCTCTCTGATCCTCCGAGTGTGCCCGAGGGCGGATCCCCACGTAATCAGAACGCAGATTTCAATGTCGGCTCTGCCTTCACGCGGCAAGGGCTCCAGAATCCATTCACTTATCAGGGTGGCAGCACGGGGCCGGATGGCGGCGGTGCGGCTGCGGATGTGTCGCTGGGTGGTGCGTTCTGGTCAAATCCTGGGAACACGCTGCTCAATACCGGCGTCTATGCTACCGCCAGTCTGAGCCCTTCTGTCACCCTCAGTATCTCCACGGTGGCCGCTGCCAATGTAACGGTGCCGCCTGGACTCAGCGAAGTACAGATCACCGTTGTTTTCACGGCGGGAGTGCCGCCGATCACAGCCGGGCAGACCTATACATTCTCCGGGTTGACTGGATACACGCAACTCAATGGGCAAGTCCTGAGCGCCGTGCAAGTCATGGCCGATACCGCAATCTTCCAGGTTGCCCACATGTTTCCAACAGACTGGGTTCTGCAGCCTGCAACCGCAGACACTGGAACTGCAGTCATTGTGGGCGGCATCACAGGATTTTCTGATGCGCTCGACATCACGCAATTCGGATTCTCCGTGTCATCCGGCCATACGCCGCAAGGCTTCGCGGTTCTGGTTAACGGCCTTGCTTCCGCTCCCTGCACACTTCACGCGCAAATGCTCAAGGCCGGCGTTCCGGTTGGCAATGTCGAATCTATCGCGTTGAACGTTGGCAGCGTCACTACGCTTCCTCTGGGCGGGATCAATGACCTCTTTGGGGCCGCATGGCTCTATTCCGATCTGAATGCTACAAACTTTGGCGTTCGTCTGACGATTTCAAGCGCTGTCTCCTGCGTTGCATATCTAGGCTATACGACCATCAAAGCCTACTTCCTTCCGGCGCAGGAGAATTTCGATTTCATTGCCACTTATGAGGATGACTTCGGCAACATCTACAATGTGGCACTCGATGCCAATGGCGATTTCTGGATTGAGTATGTGACCACGAATCCGGGTGAATTAGTGCCGCTTTTCAGTGGGCCACCAGCAAATAGCTTCGCCTCAGCCTTCACCGCGCAATCCCGCCAGTATCTTGCCATCTCGGACTTGCTCCAGGGCAATTACCCTCCACAACAGATTGTGGGCACCAGCAGCGCACAGACGGGCTGGCAGGACCGCGTTTCGCAAGTTGGGCCTGGTGCCGCGCCCACCTTCCAGGGGACACTCTCGACGGGAACAGCTTCGACGGCGACGGCATACTCAGCCGCGGCTGGCGTATTGACTCTAACGGCGGCCAACACCTTCACGGCTGGCGAGGTAGTGACGGTCGTTGCGATTGCCTCGGACGATCTTTTCCCAATCAATGGCCTGTCCTTCAATGTCTTAGGGACCGGCTTGAGTGCGACTCAGTTTGAGATTTCCACTGCGCTTGTGACCGGAAGCGGTTCAACCGCCGCGCAATTCACGCCGCAATACACCTATCCCATCGTTGCTTCGCCCAACGGCATCACGCAATTTCCATTCTGGAATGTGGCGCAGGCCTACCAGACGCAACTCGATGATATTCTTTGGAGTGATGGGCCTGGTTCTGCCAACAGCGGTAATGTGATCACGGTCTATTATCTGCAGGGCTCGCACGGCTTGCCGGATGCAAATCTGGTGACAGCCATGCAGCAACAACTTTTCCCGGTTTATGTCTACGTTTCAGGAACTGGACTACCGCAAGCAAACGGAACCCATCTGGTTACATCGATCGGCGCCGGCTTCCCGCCTGGAGCAGCGGCAACGCGCTATTACTTCACCTTTAATGTGGCCGAGAGTCGGTATCAGAACCTTGGTGGTGGCGCGAACTCGCAGCCGGGCCAGTATCGTCTGACCGTTGCTACCCTCACAGCGTCTCTACCGCTGCCCGGAGTCCAGACGGGCGACGACATCACAATCTCAGGTGCGGGTGTCTCGGGCTGGAATCAGACTTGGCCGGTTGTGGATGCGCTCAACTCTGGATCCTATTCAATCTCGCAGACCTCGATGGCGGCGGGAGTCGCAACTTACGACTGGGCGCTTTCGGGCGCAACGGCGACTCCACCCGTAACCGGTCAACTCGTAACCGTTACAGGAACTCTTAACGGTAATGGAATCTTCAATGTGACCGATGCTGTCATTGGCACCGTAGTAGGCACAAGCTCGGGCACGTTCACGATCACGGGATTTGCGAATAATCAGAGTTTTCCAACGCAGGTGGAAGTCGGGCAGGCG